GTGTAATAAAAAAGAGAAAGAAAAATTTGAATTAGAATCCATATTCATCTTTGATGGTATATATCTCATCATTAACAGAGTAATTAGCAGTTTCTTCTTCCTTAAAAATAGACAAACTTACTTCATTAAAGTCAGCATCCACTCTAGATAATATAGGTTCTATTAACTCATTACATGAATCTAAAAACCAACTGTCACTGTTATTAGTGACAACACAATCTAATAATAATGATGACAAGAAAGTGATTAGCCTTCTGTCTGAAATAGTTCCTAATTTTGTGATTCTTTTAAAGTTAGATATCAAATTGTTGTAGGTTGATTTTGTCAATTTCACAGACCCTGATAGTAAATTATTGTAATTTTCACCAAAAAGGCTCTTTAGTTCCGCAACTAAATGAGGATCAGACAATAAACCACTAAATCCTGGTAAAAAGTTTTTTAATGTTCTTTGTTTGGCTCTGCGCTTTCTAAAAACATTTTTCATGTATTTGTCATCTATACCCAATTTTTCAAAAAAATTGATTGATGCCAGATTAAAGTGATCATCATCCTTCAGCAATGTATTAATTATGTTGTTATTTACTACTCCCAATTGCCTCAATTTCTCCTTAAAATGTTCTATCCTATTTTTGACCTCGTAATCCAGATCTTCAGTGACATCTTTAAAAATATCAACATATTCTTTTCTATGTATCAATTGAGCGTCAAATTTTGTAACTGGCTTGCTTTGCTCTGATGCACCAGGATATTCATAAATATACCACCCATCCTCTTTTGATTTATTAGTTTCTCCTAGCCAAGGAGCATTGAAATCATTTAGATGGGTCTTGACTTTGATATAACTGTAATCTTTTAAGCAACTGGCTATATAAAATAGTTTCAATTCGTGTAAGCTTGTTAACTTTACTTCTAAAGTTGGGGATTCGGCTAAGTACTCTCTAATTTCGTAACTATCCTCATCTTCCAAAATGTCTTCATCTAATTCAGTATCATTCAACAAAGCATCCCAACAGAACTCATTTTTTGCAACAATTTTGGGTTGTGGAATAGTAAACATTTCTGAGCAAAATTTGGTTAGCTCTTCTACGTCCAACTCAGCCTCTTCCAAAATTTCGTTCAGGTCCTCACTATTATCATCTAACCACTGTGTCATTGTGATATCTTCATCATTATATTTCATTCTCTTGATCCTAACGAATTTTCTAAATTTTTGGAATATTGTTTCGTTAATGTCAATACCATTGGCCTTTAAACTATCAAGCATCGCTGTAATCATGCCATGAATGTAAATAAAGTTTTCCTCAGTCAATCTCATTGCTGCAGTTAAATTGTTGTCTCTCATTATATCATATTGCAACTTAACTCTGTCTCTTCTAGCTCGGTAAAGACATTTAGTGAGCAAGTACCCTAACATGAAGCAGCTAAATTTAGATCTGTATTCACACCAGTATAATTCTAATATATGCTGACACATCAATTTAGAATTTTCATTATATACAAATTTGCCCCCAACTTTATCATCACTAACACATTCTATTATAGTTTTTATGACATTATAAAGCGCTGATTCCAATATATTGTGAGGGATTTCTTTAACCATCCCATAATTCATATTTTGAAATATTCTAGAATAAATAATCATCGAAGTTGCGGTGGCTTCCAATCCTAATTTATCTACAACTCTTTCCACATTGATTTTATCTTGATAAGTCATTTCCTCATCATTGATCAATTTTTGAATGGATTCTGACTCCCTAAAATTCAACCTAGAAAGGGTAACTTTTGATATAGCATCTAAAACAGGAACGTTTTGGATAGTATAATTTTCTAAATAAGATGGGTCTGATAAGATTGGATTTGCAGAACTTCGGTAATTGGTTAAACCCTTTTCTGTTGCACAAAATAAGCTTTTTGTAAAACTACAATCTGTGCCTAACATACCGCTGTTACTATATTTTTGTTCAAACTTTCTGTGCACTAAATTAGATTCATCAGTCAGTAAACATTGATATATTTTTGTTGTTTCAAAATTTTCTAAAATTTTTGTTTTGCTAGCTAACAAATTTTCACTAAACAATATTTTCTTAATGTTTTTTATGTTGTGTGTATTGTAAAATTCTTCATTAAAATCATAAATATTATAAATGGTTAGATCCACAGGTTCGCCGTCACATCTTAAATCTCTGCCAAACTTATGTATGACTGGGTTATGCAATCTTTTAATAAAAACTTTGCTGTTAGTCAACATAACGCATGGTGTCATGGGTTGAACACAGATAACAGTGTTAATATCATTAAAGGCCAATTTTAAATCAACACCTGTAGGGACACTATAAGCAGGTGATTCAGTATTTATACTTCTAGTTTTGCAAAACATCTCATAATATTTATATAATTTTCCTAAATATAAAGAATCTTGAACAGTGAACTCAGTCAAGATTTGTGATTCAAAATTGATGTGCTTTACATTACCAAATGGAGTATAAATTGTAAAGTCTGCAGGGCCATACCATACATTTTTACCTTTCTTTTGAGTCTCATGATAAATAGCAAAAGAGTTCTGTATTGAATAATTCCCATCAGGTCCCAAAAGCATTTTGATGGTTGAATCAATATTGTTGTCAAATTCATCAGGCTTTCTGCAGTCGCATTGATAGAGATTTTTATGTAATTGAGTCAATTCATCTTTACCCAATTGTTTAGACATGATAAACTTGATTATTAAAGAATTATGCTTCATTAATTCTTCGCAAGCACCTGACTGTTTAAATGAGGTGGCTGTAAAAAATTGTGGCTTTCTTGAAGACACGTATTTTGATTTAGTGGTGTAAAACAAAAGATAAGTCCATAATCTCTCTATAGTGTCTACATTCATTGAAGAAGGGAAATATAAGTATGCAGTCCTCACTTTTTCAAAATCGTCCATCAAATATTTGTCTAACACCTTGTGTAAATCCTCAGCTGCACCACCAAAACAAGAAAGAGTGTAATTCAATACTGATTGAACTCTATTCAAGTCACCAATAGCTACACTTGATCTTTCATCGGTCAATATTGCTAACACTTCTTTCAAAGTCTGCATTGGAATAGACAATCCTATAGGTTGGATAGTGTTGTAAGTTATGGGCTTACATGTTTTATCAACCTGTTTATTAAAAGTTTCAAAGGGGACATATATGTTTTCTGAAGCAAATAAATAAGGCATGTTTTGAGAATATTGGTTCACTTTTGACAATGCAAACGCTGAAACCTCTGGTGTTATTTCATCAGTGCAAGACGTCATGGCTATGTAACCTTGAACTAAATCTTTTATATCATACAAATTAGTTTGATAAACAATTTTACAATTAGAGAATAAAGTCGATAAAAACAACTGATTAGTATCAACATTTTTTAAAGTGTAAACAAAATCATTATTAAATAAAGAATCCATGTATTGAAGACAGTGTGATAGTGTACTTTCAGAAGCTATTGTTGAGAAAGATTTTAATAACTTTCTTTCATCCTCGTTCAATTCCATTCTCAATTCATGTCTAACATGATAAGGCAATTGATAATTTAATGTGTTTCCTTTCCCTATTATATAATCTCCAGATAAAATGGTATAAGTTCTGATTCTATGAGCTCTAACTTCGGGTGTTTCTATTAAATCTAACATCAATTCTTGACAATCTGATCCCAATAATATCAAATGCAATGGGTGCATGTCTGGTACACCTCCAAAGACCAAAGGAACTTTGCTTAACATTTTACTTTGTGGTATATGGTATGCTTTCCTATGAAGTTCATTACAAGCCAACATAGAAGCATAACAATTCAACAAACTACATCCATTTAAGTGTAGTTCAATAACAAAGGAAATAGATTTTGTTATATCGTTTCCCCAACCCTTGCCCCTTGGGTTTACTTGCATGTTGGACATGAATTTGTGAGTCATTGGTATGTACCTAGAATGAATATACATAATTGATACAATCTCAAAATTCTTTAAAGATAAGCAACATTTTTTTGTTGAAAACAAATGATTCATAGATTTTTGAAATATCTCATATTTTTTGAAAACAATCAAATTTGTTGTCTGTGATTTGGAAGTGACAGTTCCACCTGAATCATCACTATGAGCAAACATGTTGACAAAAGCTCCAAATTTCCTCAAAGCAATATCTGAAAAGTACAACTGGGAACCGGCATGCATCAAAGAAGATAAATAATTAAAAATTCCCATCATGAAACTATAAGGCATCGTTAATTCATAGTCTTGATCTCCTCTAATGTTAAGATAATGAGTCAGTTGGTTAGTACTAGGATTTTTCTTTAATAAATCGACATATCTACTTTGAATTCTAATCTTTTTATTAAACATCAATAACCAAACATGCTCGAAGTAATTGACAAAATTCACAGGTAAAAAATCTGCCATACCCATGATGAAAAAATAATATTTCCACAAATTGGATCGAGGTGCCCACTTCCTACAATCTAATGTACAGTAAAGAGTTTGGTTGTTCCCTTCATTGTCTTCGCGATACTCAAACATTTTAGAGTGTACCAATTTAGGCCTCACGTGACTTCTTTTATTAATTAACTCATTTGGAACATTCACACACAATTCTTTAAAAAAGTTTTCCAAAGGTTGCTGAATGCTTTTAGTCAAATCAGTCATCACATAAATCTCACGTGAACCTTTCTTTTGTTGTTTATCTTTCATGTCAAATTCCAAGACTAATTCTGGATTTTCTTGAATGTATTCTTTAATTGATTTATGCATGTCTGCCTCCTTTTTTATATATTCACTTCTAGTTTTAGGTGGGTTTGTTAAGAAATCTCTAATCTTGAGTGTTTCCATCTGTGAAAACACTACATCATGTCCTTTTTTTCCAAAAAATTCACCTTTTGAGGATCGCATACCCTTGCTTGTTTTAATATGTGTCATTGTTCTATTTAACTCTTTATTAAATATCTCCTGTAAATGAGCTAAGTTAGTATTTGAGGAAATGACTTCTCCTGTAAATCTACCTACTAAAAAACACATATTTTTATCAAAGTTAAAATCATTATCGAACAAGTCTTTAACATAATCATCACCTACTTTTTTTGATGTCTTCTCTAATATCTTTAATGGCTCGGTTTCACCAACAGTTTTCATAAAGTAATCATGAGTTTGTAATATGGATTTGAGATTCAACAAGTGTTCATTGGTTGGATTGAATGGGGCTTTGGTAAAAAAACAAGTTTTCCTCAAATCTTTCAGCACACACCTCTAAATCACTTTCTACACTCTCATTGAAAAAGTCGAATAGCTGATCATTTTTAGCTGCCTCTACCATATTTTGATAATTTTTCATCAACTGAGTTTGGAAAACTCTAATTAAACTATCAAAATTATTTTCTACCATGCTTTCACACAATTCTAAAACATTCGTGTGTGTACCGAAAGCATTAAAATATAAGTATCTAAAATTAGAGAGCCAAATCTCCAGTTTTCTCTTTTGAGAAAACATCCCCAAAGTTTTGACATGCAAAAAGGAATCCCAATCAGAAGTGACTCTAGCCTCATTCCAATTGGATAAGTAGTAATTCCCAAAGTTATGATATATTTCAAATCCATTTTTTAAATACCCTATATTTAACTGCCTCCAAGGGGTCTCGGCATAAGTCTTCCCATTTGAATGGAACACAGTTGTACTAGTCCTATTGATCAATTTTGAAACAGTGCTGTTGATCGGGTAAATTAATTTAAACATTCTAGAATTTTTTGTTGACCTAATTTTTTTACCACCCTTAACAATCAACAGACAGTCTTTATAACCCATATGATCATAGAAAAAGTCATCACTGTTGCATCTAATGTTAGAATAATACAACAAGCTATAACAAAATCTGCTAACAAATAACAAGGAATGTGAAATATTTTTCTTCCTAAATTTAATTTCATTGCTTACTATTTCATCTTTCATTTCTTGTACAAGATTTTTTAGTTTCAAACCTGTTGGGACTGTGTCACAATATATTGAATCGGGAGTTGTGATGGAGCATTCTTCAAATAATTCATTTAACAGATCATTATAGTCACTAACACACACCGTCGACTCATCTGGATCCCATGATATAAAACCTTTTTTATGTGACAAATGGTCTTTCTCGTTAGCCCAAGCACTCTTGTTGGCTTTTAAATTTATCCTAATACGGTTTAAATGACCACTACGATTAACTTCATTTCTAACTTGTGAATATTCAATCTTTAATTTTTTTAGAGCCTCAATTTTAAGCCCAATATCCTCATTATAATCTGGATGATCCAGTAAATCAGATTTCTTCATCCTCATCAAAACCTTAAAATCTTTAAAAGTTGTTCTAAGATTTGTATGTGCTTCATAAATCAATTTTGTCAATTTATCTAATTTGTCATAATCAAAATCTTTAGTTAAAATTTTTCTCCTAATCTCAGGGTTAGGGTTTCTTTTAATTCTCTCCCACATTATTTCCATAAATTGGCTACTGGGCTTATAATTTAAGGAAAATGATCCATAATCTAAATTAAAAGCAACAGGATAAATAAAAGGGTTTTTGTAACGGAAAATCACATTACCAGCCTTTTTCTTTTGGTTTAGTATATCCAAGTACCTGCAATTGAATTGTTTAACCTGATCTGCTAAGGGGTAATCTATTAAACAATTAACATTCTCTTTTGTTGTTTGATTCAAAAACCTATTAACATAATTTAAATCATCAATGACTACCGCATTTTTCTTTCTATGAAACTCAATCTTAGGCAAACTATCATCACCGTACCTGTCAAATACGTGGTAATTAAATAACTCTGTATCCGTATTAACCACAAATTTTAGTATTTCTTGGCTCTGGGTGTCTAACAAGTCCAACAAATTTGATTTGTAAATTCCGTTCTCATCGTAAATAACAGATATAGTTCTTCTTTTGGTGTTAATCAACAATTTTGCCTTAAAATTTTTTTGTATAGATGATAGTGATCTTCTAACTAATGGTTTTTTAGTCTTCAACAAATTGAGGTTAAATCTATCCATGTCTTGAGATTTGGTTCTTCTCTTCTCTTCAATTTGAAAAGGAATGTCTACAATCTCATTGAATTCAATTTTAGGAGTTTGAAATTTTAAAAAAACTTCTTCTTCACTAAATTCTGTCAGGTCTGGCATTTTGATCATAACTTGACTCATCAATAAATTCATATCGTCTCTAAAACTATAGATCCTTTGTTTTAAATCTGAGTCATATTCGAATCCTAGTAACCGACAAACTTCAACTATAGAATGAAAAGTGTCATCACTTTCGTCGTCTAAAGCTAAAAAAATGTAAAAATCCAATATCTCAATTCCTTGATTACCAGCTTTCTCTTTTTCTAAATTGTACTTAGTAAAACTCTCTTTTACTTTTATTACTGCATCCCTTCTATTACAAACAGTAAATTCAATTAACAATAGTTTATTATGACCAATGTTGATTAATACATCTGGTGTTCTCATAGAATCGACACCAAATTGTAGAAATGGTCTTTCCTCTAAATTCGGCACATTTAAATGAAAACAACAAAAATTCTGAAAACAGTTATGCCTTAGTTTATAGAACATCTTTCTGTCTCCATTGTTTAATGAATACCCCATTTCAATAAGCTTAAATCTTGAATTTGTGTAGTTATATAAATCTGATAGATTAACATCTTGTTTATACCAATCTTCTGCTTTTTCATAATACACCAC